GCACCACACCGCAAAGCCCTGCTGTGCCGTGTTCGCCAGCTGCATCTCGTTGGCATACCGCTCTGTCTCGCCCAGGGCTGCATCCATCTGGGCGCACAGGTAGTGCGGGTAATAGTCGTCATAGGGCTCCGGGGCCAGCAGCTGGGCGTCCTGCCGCAGCAGCTCCTGCTCCGGGTCGTACAGCACATCTGCCCCAACGTCGTCAAAGTCTGTGGTGTCGCTCCGGCTCACCACTGCCCGCCGCAGTGCCGCGTCACTCTGCCGCAGCCATAAAATTTTCAGCTCCCGGTCAAAGCTGTTGTTTGGCCGCAGCGCGTCCGCCGTCTCTATCGCCTTTCCTGCTGTCATTTGATAGCCTCCCCTCTGTAACAGGGTCCTCTCTTTTTCGTTCGCTTATATCCAGGCATTCCGGTGCCGTTGCCCGGCCTGCCAAGGGCCATCCTCCCTCTGCCGCTTGCAGCGCCATCTCCCTCCGGCCGGAGGGAGTCTTTCCTGCCAGGGGAGCTGGCACGCGCAGCGTGACTGAGAGGTTCTTCCTTTTATGAAAACACCCCCGGCACAGCGTAGCGCCGCCGGGCCGGGGGTATCTGGTCTTCTTACTGCTGGGCTTCCGCAGCCTCTGCCTCCAGCTGCGCCATTTTCTGCGCGGCCATCGTGTCCTGCATCTGGCTGTGCTCCAGCACCTCAGCCACCTCGGGCGGCACATCCACGTCCACACCGCGCTGGATCTTGTAGTTTACGCCGTTCACGCCCACAAACACATCATCCTTGTAGCGGCCGTTGTCCTTGAACAGGTGAATGCGCACCGTCTTCTTTTTTGCTTCTGCCATATCTCATATCCTCCTGACGTTTTACCGCAGGGCCCACGCTCCTGCGTTTTTCTTGTGCTCAAACGGTCTGGTTCCGTTGCCCGGCCTGCCAAAGGCCGTCCTCCCTCTGTCGCTTGCAGCGCCATCTCCCTCCGGCCGGAGGGAGTCTTTCCTGTTAGGGGAGGTGTCGCCGCAGGCGACGGAGAGGTCCTGCCGGGCCATCGCTCTATCGTGGAAGCGGTGAGATGGCTCAGTTTGCCGTCACGCTGCCACTGAACTCGCCGCTCACGCTCTCAATGCGCACCATGTACTGCTCCACCAGGCGCTCAGCGGTCTGGGTTGCTTTCCAACCCACGGAGGCACGCTGGTTCAGCGGGTCATCACCATAGCCCAGCTGCTTCACGATGTGCTCAAGGCCGCCGCCCTCCAGCTCAGTGCGGCCGTAGGCGTGTGCCGCGATCACCAGGGTCGCAAACACGGCCAGGCCCGTCGGGCAGCCGTCGCCGGTCCATACCTTTGCCTCGCTGGACTCCACAAACCGGATGTTGCCGATCTTGCCGATCTCGCCCGTATACATGGCCTCGGGGTCGGTGTACTTGTGCCAGTCCACCCACTTGGGGTCGTTCATCAGGTCATAGGCCACATAGGGATGCACAATGGCCACATAGCTGTCGCCAATGGGGTCGGCGTTCACGGCTTTCAGCATGGCTGCGGCACGCATGCACAGCTTTACGGTCAGCTGGCTGGTCTTGTCCAGGCCTGCACGGCTCACCACAGCGGTCTCCGCACCGTCCGCTGCCACCTTGGGTGCGTACAGCACGTTGGTGCCGCCCACCAGAATATCACGGGTCACGCTGTCCAGAGTGCGGCCCGCCTGGCTGGCCAGAATCTTGGTCGCCTGCAGCACGTTGTTGTCCAGCGCCGTGGTCTTCAGCACGTCGGTAATGGGCACCCAGCCGCCGTACTGGTGCACCTCTGCGGTGATGGTGCTCACTTTCAGGGCCTGGCCGTTGGGGGTCACGCCCTCGGTCAGGGGCGTGGTGGCCTTAGGCAGGCTGTCGTATTTTCGAAATTCAATGGTCTTGCCGCCATTGGCCGGGATGGGGTACGGGTCGCCAAACTGGTTGTGCACCAGTGCAGGCTCTGCCTGGTCCAGCAGCCGCTTCTCGTAGTAGGTCTTCATCTCGGCGGTCAGGCCGCTGCTGCCCGTGGTGTTCTGCAGCTGGGTGCTTGCATCCGCAAACAGCTGCAGGTCGAACATCATGTTCTTCATTTTCATTTTGTCATCCTCCTGTAAAAGAATTAAAAAGTCACTACCTGGCCGCGCAGCGCTGCCCGTTCCAGCTGCTCCCGCTCTTTTCGGGTCAGAGCGTTCACGTCGGTGTGGGTCTGGGCCGCGCCGCCGGGGCGGGTGCCGTTTTCACCGGGCCGGGCACTGCGCTGGCGGATGCGTTCGGTCACGCCGTCCTCCACCTGCTTGGCCGTCCGGCTCTCGTTCTGGGCCATGATCTGGTCAAAGTACACAGCCCGGTATGCGTTGGACATCGAGACACCCAGACGCATCAGATTTGCGATCTCCGGGTTTGCCAGCGTCTGTTCCAGGTCAAACTCCGGGTACTGGGCTTTCAGCTGCTGGGCTTCCCGGTCCCACTCTGCATGGATACGGTCGATTTCCACCTGCCGCTGGGCCGCTTTCCGCTGGTCTTCCGCAAACTTTTCTGCGGCGGTCAGGCGTTTGTTCTCACTCTCCAGCTTGTCCATCTGCCGGGCGGTCGCTACGCTGACGCCCTTTTCCATGGCCAGCTTTTCAAAGTAGGCCTCGTCTTTCACCCGGCCGTTCTTCACGGCCTCGGTCAGCGCTTCCATGTCCTCCACGCCGTAGGCTTCGTGCAGCGCGTCCAGCAAGCCTCTCATCTGGGGGCTGTTTTCCAAAAGCTGTGCCGCCCGCTCCACCGCCTGCTGCATCAGCTCCTCGCTCTCGGCCTTGTATTCCCCCTGCATCAGCTCCCGGAACGCCTTTTTGTGCTCCTCCGGCGTCATCTGGGCCTTTTCTTTGCCCTCGCTGCCGTCACCCTCACCCGCAGGGCCATCACTCTCATGCCCTGCAAAACTTTCCTCGTCCTGCTCAGAGTTGTCCGTCTTGCCAAGGGTTCCCCCTTTGGGGGAGCTGTTGCCGTCAGGCGACTGAGAGGGCAAGCCCGCTCCTCGGGAGCCCGTCCGTTTCAGCACCCCACTGCACCGGGCAAGCCGCTCCTCCGCCGGGCTCATGGCCGGTTCCACAATGCCGCTGCCGCCCTCGGCCCCGGCATCTCCGGCGCTGCCGCTGTCTCCGCCGTCACCAAAAAGCTGTAAATTCACCATTTTCTCCTGGCCATCCTTACTCTTGTCCACAAAGTGCACGTGATCCGGGTATCGCTCTGCCAGCAGTGCCAGGCCGTTCTTGGCAAACTCTATAGCCGCCAGGTCACTCTCGCAAATATTGCCTGTCAGCTTTACCGAGACGCGGGGGCCCGTGGGCTCCCGGTAAGCACAGCAGTCAGCTTCTTCACAGCCTGCCAGCATATACACCAGTGTCTCCATCAGCATGGATGCCCCGGCACACACAATGTCCTGCCCGGCAGGGGCATAACCCGCGTGGCCGTATGCTTCCAGTCTCCGCATCCGCTCCCCCGTGGGCATGTCAAATTCCACATATTCCGCGTAGATCATCTATTGTTCTCCTTTCACTCTTCTTGGCTCCCACTTTGGGGGAGCTGTCGCCGTCAGGCGACTGAGAGGGCTATCTATTCGGGTTGTTCACATTCATGGCTCTTCTGGCTGCCTGGGTGGCCAGGCTGCTGTCTGCCTCGCCCACCGCAGCTCCCAGGCCGTTGGTGGTCGTCTTCTCGTCGGTGGTCCCGCCGCTGCCGCCGCCTGCACTGCCTGCAGCCTGAGCTGCCGCTCCGGCCGCAGCGCTCATGTTCGTTCCGTTCTGCATGTCAATGATGGCACTCAGCTTCTGCAGCTGCTCCATGGCCTGCAGCAACTGCTGGTAAAGGGTGCCGTTCTGCTGCACCCGCTCCCGCACTTTTTCAATGCCCTCAAAGTCCATCATGTCCAGCATGGCCAGTGCCGCATCCGCATTGGCCGGGGCAAAAAGCCCCATCTGGTAGCATTCTTTCGCCGTCTCGTTCTGGGAAAGGCGGCTGAACGTGCTCTTCTTTGCCGCGCATACCGTAATGTCAAACACCGGCTCATGGGCTCCCAGCTCTACGCCGCCCACCATCTGGGGCTGAGTCGGCCGCAGCATCTGGCCGGAAAATTCCACATACTCCGTCCCGCCGTTGGCCCCCGTAATGCGGTAAACACGGCTCTCGTCGTAAAATTGCCGCATCAGGTCCAGGATCAGGTAACACTCTTTGGTAAATGCCCGGTAGGTGCTTTTCAGCATGTCTCGGCTGAGCTTTGAGCCTGCCTCCTGCAGCGCCGCAATGGCGGAAGCCGCCGTCAGGCCGCTGGTGGTTCCGCCCTGGCTCACGTCCCGGTT